ATACGCTTGCTGGGTAATGCTCCCACTCAACGGCACAGACTGTTCTCCATCCAAGAAGATGTCCCCCAAGTATTCCTCCACCAGCGCCTGCGAAAAGAGCCAACTCATTCACATTTGCTCCTCAAGTTGCTTAATCTTTTGGCTGATCCTTGCTCTCCATTGCTGCCATCCTTCTCCAGCATAAGCCTGGACTCCTATCTCTTGTGCTTTTTTTATTGTTGCTTCTTCTGAGCTATACCAAGGCAACTCAGGCCGTTTATTAACTTTAGGCTCGTCTATTACGATCTCATCCTCAAACCTGTATTGATTAAGCCAAGTCGTACAATGTGGCACATAATCTAGCTCAGTATTCTTTGACTTCCAATATGCAACATGGTTAGGCAGAGCCTCTAATGCTTGCTCTCGCTCTGCTGGCGTTAGCTTATAAAAGCTACGATGCGCCATACGCTTGCTAACTTTCCTTGGGTATAAAGCCCAGAATGTTTCAAATAAATCTGACATTATTGCTCCTTCACGAGTAATAGACACCAACTACATAAAAAAAAACTGCTACAAATTCTACAATAAACAATGGTATATCCTCTTGGTATATACCAACTAACGCCCAGATCGCACTACCTATTAAACCAAAATGAAGGTTGATTGGGTAGAAATTTAATGAGGTGAGAAATATCCCGATCAAACACAAGATTGTCCCGATCCACTTTGCGACCTTCAGTCTGTTCCAGGCGTTTTCTTTCAGCAACTTCATTTAGAAAAATCTCCTTAAATTTTTTCATTTGTTTCTCCAATACCTATCTTTAGGATTAGCAAGCATTGATTTGATAAGCTGATCTACATTAGAAAACCATTGGACTACTTTCATGCCATCATGCTGCATGATTGTAAAACTCATTTTTTACTAGCCTTTCTAAGTATTGCTTTAGCAAATTCTATTGGGTCTAAATCAGGGTTATGCCAAGCAGTAGCACCTACTAAGGATTGATTTGCTATTGCAATTATTTCCTCATCTGTTAGTTCTTTTACTGGATGGATATAGAGTGGGATCAGGTCATATACTGGAAAAAAGCTATGCTTATCAAAGTAGTTTCCCCTGCCATCAGTCCAAGCTACTGGTTCATTGTATGAAACATACTGATTAGCCATGTGGCTTGCAGTTCTATCAAAAGATTCATCAATCTCTACCATTCCAGCAAAAGGTATTGGCTCTAGCATTTAGACTCCTAGGGTTTTATTACTACGCATGGCTAAAAGCTCTTTGTCTAAGCCTTGCTCTGGTTTGTAGGAGAGCAGCTCTAATCTATCGGATGTGCAGCATTTATTACCTTTGTAGCAAGTGCCTGTAATAGCATCCATTATCATCCCTGTTTTATGCTCGTCTGTACCAAAGAACACAGGTGTACAGATGATCTCGCCAAGGTTAGTAGTTCCCTTGTAGAGAACTCTATTCTTTAGCCAATCGAGCTTTAGGGATTTCTTTTGCCAAGTAGGAAAACAACTGCTGGCATCGGCACATAGACCAGTCATGGATTTTCTAATTTCTCTCATAACTTAGATCTTAATCTACAAATCTACATGGATGCAAGTGTTTTATTTATTAAAGTTTCATGCAGTTTTATAGGTGGATATGTACACAAAACGCCTTAATTTGTACATATAGATATTGATATGTATAGACAATCAACATATACAAAATATATACATAGCTTGACCAAGGGTGATAGGGAACTATCAACTGACCCAATGTTTTAGAAATACCAACACCTAGTCCTTCCTAAGATAATGTTCGCTCGATGGAAAGGTTGTATCACCTTTGTCCTTTCCGTCTTATCTAGTCCCCATTTAAGGCTAGTAGGCTGGCAATCGGGTGAGGAATTCGCCTGTGTATTCTTTCTCGCAGCCCATTCAGGCTCTTACTATCGTGAGAAGTACGGCAGATATAGAAAAACCCCTTAAGGTAGCTCTAAGTCGAACCGCTTAATAAAAGAATCCACAACCTTTACTAAACGCTCAAAGCTACCCTAAAGGGTCTAGTAGATTATTTTACAAAACAGGGTTCGAGTCTGCGATTACATTATACCTAAAATTCAAACTCCTTGTAGTCGTATCTGCCATTGTCCTTTTTATACCATCCTAGAACTAGGATCTTCCACCCAGACCGCACCAGCTCTGGCAAGAACTCAGACTCGGAAATCTTCTTAATCCTAGATGACATATTGCTTTTGCTAGTGATCTGGATACCTACTGTTTCCCCATTGCCAATAGCCAAGATGTCGAAAATGGAGAATAAATCTTTCTTGCGCCTAGTGAAAGCGTTATAACTTTCTACTACATCGCATTTATAGCCCCTAGACTCCATAAGAGCGACTGTACGGACATTTTGACTAGCCAAGGTCGTTCTCTGTCAGCCTACCTTCTGATGCCTCTATGATCGCTGTATGCCACTTCTTAGGGATGCCGTTTCGCATCTTCCAGGCATAGGCCGTTACATACTTAACCCCTATCTTTTCGCATAGGATCTTGATAGTCCCAAATTCAGCCATCAATTTGTCGAATGAACTTGTTTGTGGAAGGATTACAACAGTATTCATATACACTCCTTTTGTAGACTTTTTATTCTACACCATACAAAAACTGTGCAAAAAAACAACATTAGGGTTTTCCTTAGAAATATATTTGCAAATCTCTACATTTGTAGATTAATATTTATCCATGCAGCACTTTTCAACAACTCGTGAAGGGGTACAAAATGAACTACCAAGAAACTTTAGCTTTAGCAACAAAAGGTTTGCCAACAAATATTGATTACTCAAAATATTTAAAACAAACTAGCAAAAGCAATATGTACAGCAAACTTGATGCACAAAATTGGAGCTTTATTGCTAAAACAGTAGCTAAAAATTTATCTATTAAATAATTTAATACTCGTGAAGGAGTAGACATGAAAGACTTTATTTTAGGTGGATTGTTAGGATTTGTAATCGTAGCTTTTGTAATTAGTGTTTATGGCTTTCGTATTGGTGTTTATACATTATGAGAGCTTTGGTTCTTATCTTAGCAATCTCTTTAGTGGGATGTGCGCCAATCCCAATCAAACGCTATAAGACCGATGTAGTAGATCAAACGCCTTGCTATAAGACTAATGATTGTCCTATGCAGAATCCCCCAGCGTTCTTGTTCTACAACAACTTTAACAATTCGTGGAGAAGATAATTATGTACAACAACAATTCTTATTATGAAGCCCCATACGATGACCAGGCAGAGCAAGAGCAACTAGATGAGCGCTTGTACGATGCAGTTAAGAATGATCCTGAGTTTGATCCTACAGACCTAGGTAACTTTGCTGAGTCTATTGGGCAAGATGTAGACGATACAGATCTACAAGAGTTTATTCGTGATTGCGTAGCAAAGAAAGATTGGGAAGCCTTAGGTCGTAAGCTGTATTACCATAGCTGGGCTTACATGGAAAAAGTAGCAGAGATCCGATTAACATAGTGAAGGAATCAAAATGTCAGTATTTATTAAACTAAACAAAGCAAGAATTAAACTACAAAACACAGAGCTTACAAAGTCTGGGCATAACAAGTTTGCTGGATACAAGTATTTTGAATTAGGGGATTTTTTGCCTACAGTTCAGAATATCTTTAGCGAACTAGGTCTTTGTGGGATTGTGTCGTATGGCGTAGATATTGCCAGCCTTACCATTGTAGATATAGAGGATAATAGCAACATTGTTATTACATCCCCAATGGGATCAGCAGCTCTAAAAGGATGCCATGAAGTGCAAAATATTGGCGCAGTAGAAACTTATCAGCGCAGATACTTATGGGTTACTGCAATGGAAATTGTAGAACACGATGCGCTAGATTCTAGCGAAGGTGTAGACGAGTCTGGGGAGTTGAGCAAGCATATTAAGGGAATACAGGCAAGCCAAAGCCCTGCCGAGCTCAAGGTGGCCTTTGCTCAATCTTACAAGAAATACAAGGGAAACGCTAAGTTTTTAGATGCTATCACTAACGCTTACAACGACATGAAAGCCCAATTTAATGAAACTAGCACAGGAGCAGCCTGATAATGTTTGCTCCCCTTGTGGCAACACTTGGGGAGTCCATAAACCAAAGGATCACCAATATAGGATATGGGTGGATAAATGCGATGTGTGCTTAGATACCAGAGCCGTATGCGATGCGTCAGAATTTGGCTATTTAAAGAAAGGCTGGGATGGACAAGAGGTGGTGTGTTAGTTGTCAGGTTCTACGACCAGCTAGTGATTTTAAGTTGGTAAGAATTAATAAGGTAAGTAGATGGAAATGTGGAGTTTGTTTAAAACGAGAGGCAGATAGAAAATATGGAAAATAACTTTATTTATACCCCTAGTTCTACAGATATAGAAATACGCTGGAGAAAGCAGCATGGCTATGTGCCAGCTAGTGAGCAAGAGTTCTACAAGAAAAAGTGGGCAGATTTTAAAGCAGAATTTGCTCGTACCTTAGACGATCAGCCCAAAAAGCTAACGCCTAATGATGCAGCCGTTTATCAATGGAGAAAACGAAAGTGATTAATAAAAAGTGCCTTGAGGCTTTTAATAAGTTATCTGAGCCTGTATACCATCCACAAGAGTATTTTATGCTTGGATGGAACGCTGCGATAGATGCCTTATCTGCTGAGTTTTCTCGCAAATGGGAGATGAACGAATTAGAAGATATTGATTTTATTGTTCAGCCAGAGCAAAAGCCAATGCACGATGACGAGTGAATGTTATCCTTTATGCTACCCATCAAAAAGGGATTACAAGGCTTGGCTGTATCTAAGAGATCATGCCCAAGAAGTAGTCAATATTTGCGATGATTGCACAGAAGATTACATGGAATTAATGCAGAAACAGAACCGATGCGACCAGGCAAAGGCACAAAAACTAACTACGAATAGCAAAAAAATATGACAGATTATTCAGAAGTTTACATAGAGATTAACCAAGTTCTTAAAGACTACTATAACCATGAAACAAAAAATAACCATAAAAGAGCTGCTCAAGCTGCAAACGAGGTAGCAACATTGGCAGAGCATTTAAAATTCTTAGCAGAGGCCAAACTATGACTACATTTACTACAGAAGATAGGGTAGCAGTAGAGCAGGGTACTGATGCCTGGCATCAACTTAGGCTGGGCAAGGTAACTGCTAGTCGTATGGCAGATGTGCTAAGTAAAGGGAAGTCTGGGGAGTCTGCAAGTCGTACCAAATATCGTACGGAATTGGTAGTCCAAAGGCTTACAGGATTGCCAAGCGAGTCTTTTACCAATGCTGCAATGGAATGGGGTACACAAACTGAGCCAATGGCTAGGGTAGCGTATGAGGTAGCAAAAGGGAACTTTGTGGAACAAGTAGCCTTTATGGATCACCCTACAATTGAGTGGTTTGGATGTAGCCCAGATGGTCTTGTGGGGAATGGTTTGATTGAGATTAAGTGTCCCAATAGTAGCACCCATATAGATTATTTGATGGATGATAAACCGCCATCTAAGTATATCCCTCAGATGCAATGCCAGATGGCTGTAACAGGGTCTAGGTGGTGCGATT